ACGGCCAGATGTGGCGGTCATCTTCCTCGCCGCGACGCTTCCCGGCTGATGAGAATGGTTGACAAGGATACCCGGCAGTAAGAATTGAATTTCGTCCGAGTTCTGGGATTTTTTCTGGCTCATTTGCTAACACCTTTACATCTTCTTCGATTGGCACATCAGGCCAATGCTTTGCTAAAATCTTTCTCGACCACGGCTCAATGTCGCAGAACATGACAGGCTTGGACAACCCAGCCCACTCGAAGCCCAATGCGAAACCACCGATACCACTGCATAAATCAACGTGTCTAAGCATCAGCCATAATCTCCCGGCACACCATAATAAAAGTATCCCAATCTAGGTCAGCGGCGTATGCCCAATCATACTGCTCATTTTTATCCATCGCTGGGTTATACATTGTCAGCCCAACCATCGCCTGCATTGGGATGCGGCATCTCACTGGCAGGCGGTCGTACTTCCAGATTAGGCAGGGATATTTCTGCGCCTTTGTCGCGGCAGCGCACACCTGATCCCACCATTGAGGGCGGCTGTATGTGCCTTGCGCGTATCGCTTTATTTCCAATACAAAGGGAAAGTCAGGACAATCGACAGGCTCAAGGTCAGCCAGTTCAGCCTCGCGCACCTGATCCAGCACGCGCTGAAACTTGATGCCAAGTTCTGAATGAAGGTCTGATGCTACAGCGCGCTCGAAGGCCGCGCCTTTTGTACGCCCCCCGCCCGGCTTCATGTGACTTTACCTGCGGCTTCGATAGTTTTCTCGAGCCGTGACAGTTCCTGCTTGCGGCTGTACTCCGCGCGCTTGTCCAATTCATGAAACAAAATTTCATCCGCAAGCGATGCCATCGACCGCCGCTGATCCGCTGACTGTGTACGAAGCATATCAACGGTACGCCCCGACAGTCGCAATAGTGTAGGTTTTATTTCCATAAGAAACTCCAATCTGGTTTGGATACACATATCACACTGACAGCAATGTGAAACCCTCAGAGAAAAAAAGTTAACTTTATGCTTGTAATTAATATCAGGGTGATATACATAATGGTTAACGCAACAACAAACGAGGATAAATCAAATGCACACACAACTTAAAGGGATCATCGACTACATCACAAAGCGCGCTGACGAAATCGGCCACGATGTTAATGTTGAGCGCACAGAATACGGCACAACATTTGTTACTGTCGAGGCGCATGACAGTTATATGTTTGTGATCTTGGGCAAGAACGGTGGATGGAAGCACGTTTATTACCGTGATGCTTTAGGTCTTGCCTATGAGCATAAAAACCGCAAGGCCAATTCATATTGGGTTAGAAACTTTTTTACCAGCGTTATTCGCCAGCGCAAAATTCAAGCGGGTGTAGCCTAATGACCCAGTACATCGCATACTATCGTGTATCAACTCAACGCCAAGGCCAATCTGGTCTTGGCCTTGAGGCGCAACGCAAGGCCACCGAAGGCTACGACATCGTGGCTGACTACACCGAAATCGAAAGCGGCAAGCGCACCGACCGCGAACAACTACGCGCCGCGCTTGCTCACGCCAAAGAGATTGGCGCAACACTATTGATTGCTAAACTCGACCGTCTGGCTCGCAACGTGGCGTTTATCGCTAACTTGCTTGAGACTAACGTGCCGATTGTTTGCGCGGATATGCCAGAGGCTGACCGCACAATGCTTCACATGATGGCTGTCTTTGCCGAATGGGAAGGTCGCCGCATCAGCGAGCGCACCAAAGCCGCCCTGCAAGCCGCCAAAGAGCGTGGCGTGCGCTTGGGTAGTAAGACACCCACGGCAGGCGGTAAGGCCACAGGCGAGGCTCGTATGGCCAAGACGCGCATTGTTGCTGTCCGGGCTATGCCAATCATTACCAAATTGCGCGCGGCGGGTTCATCCCTGCGCGACATCGCCGCCACCCTGAACGATGCTGAGATACCATCGGCAATGGGTGGTAAATGGCACGCATCAAGCGTGCGTAATCTGATCTCACAGGGAGTATAATATGTCAGATCGAACACTAATCGTGGCATCCTTCGCGGTGCTACATGACAAGCGGTCATTCATCAGGGATGGCCGCGACAAATATATTTTCTCAACTATGCGGGAAGCAATTGATTTCTGGGTTGATGAAACTGGGCTGATGAAGAAGACGGCACACGTTGAGAAGGTGCGCTTTAACAGCAAGCGCGAAATGATTGATTGGATTAATGAGGTTTACAATGCAGGTTGAGTGTCCTGAGTGTGGCGGTGATGGCCGCTGTGAATATGATAAGCCAGTTGTCGATTGGGTTCGCGGCGGCTTTATAGATACCGTGGTTGATGAATGTGATATGTGCCACGGCTTTGGTGAAATCGAAATTGAGGATGAAGATGATGATTAACACTGTAATGACATTCTTCGCATACGCTGTCATGTTGCTATGGGCAGTGTCTTGGACTAACTTTCTGCACCCTGTCTATAACTGGTGGGGCGTAATCTATTACCTCGGCAATCTATAGGAGTTTATAATGGTCGGTAAACTTACACCCGATAACATGATCTCAGCATCGCGCATCCCGACATTGCTGGGGCTGTCACCGTACAGCACGCCAAACGAAATGCTTGCTGAGATGCGTGCGCTTGACGCAGGCACACCGAAGCCAAGCCTGTTCAACGGCAACGAAGCCACCGCGTGGGGCGACACACTTGAGCCTGTCATTCTCAAGCAGGCGTGTTCCCGGCTCGGCATCATCGAGGCTGACATTGATCTGAACGAACCGTTCTACCACGATAGCCTGCCGCTTGCCGCATCCCTTGATGGGATGGGCAAGACGCAGGCATCGTTTGAGACTGATGTATCCAATGGCATTTACTGTCCACAGGGCGGTGTAGTTAACGCTCACGGCTGGGGCTGTCTGGAAGCAAAACTCACCAGCGCGCCACCCGAAGACCAACCGCCAGCACATCGCGGTGTGTGGCAATTGCAGGCGCAAATGATGTGTACTGGTTTCGATTGGGGCTGTATTGCCACGCTGTATCGCGGCATTGAGTTACGCCTGTTTGTTTACAAGGCTGACCCATATATGCAAGAACGCATTACCGATGCCATCGGTGAATTTGAAACGAGGCGCGTGACCGGGGACAAGTACCCGGTGCTGTCATCCGAAGATGGCAACCACGCCTTCGATCATGTGGATGATGGCGCGCCACCGATTGATCTATCGACAATCCAAGGCGGTCACAAGATGGCTCTTGATCTGTCCGATGCGAAAGAGCGCAAGCGACAGGCTGAATGGGACATCGACCAGATCGAAGCCAGCATCAAAGAGGTGATGGGCGAACATGATCAGGCCACCGCAGAATTTGGTGGTAAGAAATACATCATCAAGTGGCCGATGCGAAAGACACGCGCACAGCCGGAGCGTGTCACGCCAGCCAAGCCAGCGACAGTGACGCGACAGAAAACACTGACGCTAAAAGTCATTGAAGAAGACTAGGGGAAGGGGGCGAAAGCCCCCTTACTTTTTGACCTTCATGCTCTCGACCAAGCCGCCGCCAAAGTAAAAGGCGATGATGGTCAGCATGATCTCACCCACATAATATTCGTTTAGCACATCTCTCACACCATCAATGTTGCCCTGACCATAGAGCGTCATGCCCAAGGTGATGGCAAAGCACAGCAGATATGTGACGGTGAACATCAGCGCAAGATAACGCTGCGCCAGTTTGAACGGCGCGTATGCCTGCATCAAATCAATCTTGGCCTTTGTCTTTACCTCGACAGCCTCAGTCTCAGAAACATGAATGTCATCAATTAACTTCATGCCTTGGCTGATGACGTCTTTGCTTCCAAATATTTTCATAAGCAATGGTAACATTTAATAACTCCATATGTTCGGACGCGGTGACCCAGTGTATGTGTCCAGATGGACGAACCGACCGTGACCTGATTGCTTTACACCGATGCCAGTGAAACCTAGTTTAATGGCGATCTGAATGATCCTGTAGGCTTGCTGGCCATCGCAGGCTATGTCACACGCCAAGCCTCTGGTGTGGACACCGGGCGCGCTCTTAGAGGCTTCCACGCTATGGCGTGGGTCGCGGTATCCGCTGGTGATGCGGATCGGCTCACCCAGTTCATCACGCAGTTGCTGAAGCAACGCCATAAAACTATGCACCATCTCATTGCAGTTAGTCTGACTACAATCAAATTCTTCTTTGGTGAAATTTGGATACTTATCCCAATCTAGCATTTACCACCTCAATCGTTTTCTGCCACGTTTCAGCCTCAATCTCAGGCATCTCAAACCTGCGCGGGTTAACGCGCTTACTGTACTGTTGCACCGCCTCGGTTGGCAAGAAGAACGTGCGGCGGTGATGTATTCCAACGAGCGCGATAACGTCATAATCTTTTACTGTTGGCAGCACCTTCTTCTTACTGCCCGACCCTAGTTGAAATTGATATGATGGCGACCTGCCGCTATCATGCCGCAGGCTACTACCCTTGACCTGTATTCTCACAAACCTGTCATCGTTCCACGCGACTAAATCAACCTTGTCTTGCTGGCTGAGAGACACCCGCCAGCCCTGCTCTAACACTGCGGCTGCCGCAAGATATTCAGCCGCCAGACCCTTTGTTGTTTCGCCTATCATCAATCCCCCGATTAAATAAGCGTTTACTTTTTACTATTCCAATCGTCCCGCATCTTGTTTATCAACTCAAACAAGACCGTTATTTTTTTCTCTGCTTGTGCGATCTTCTCCGACAGCCGGGAGATCAGCCACGCAATCATGACCAGTGCAACTAATTGTGGCCACATTGTGAAGATAACATTTTCTAGTGTCATGACGCTTCAAGATTAAACTTATAGGTTACGCAGGTTGCCGCCCAATCTAAGATTTGGCCTTCCCGCTTCGCTTCGTTAAATATATGTTCCACACCAGCCTTTGGTGGGCAACCCTCAACAAGTTCTGTCTTCATCTTGGTCTGACCATCAGGAAGGATCATCAGCAATACGAAGACAAACTTTATCATTTTTCT